ATAGGATCCAATGCTAAATGCAAATTTTTAAAAGCGCTAGCATGGTGTTGGATCAGGGATCAGAATTTGAAAAGGCACACATTCCGCTCACCAAATGCTTCGCGCTAAGTGACTTCGGGTGGGGCAGCCTTTGCTCAGCGTGTTCAGGTCCGCAAGCTACGGGGGCGCGCTGGGTTTATATGATTAAAAAAGAAAAAAGAAATATCAAGCGGCAAGCAGCAAGCAACGCTTGACAATGGTTCAGGGATCATGTAGGATGGATTTAGAAAGGAATATTATGGAAGATATATACGAAAAAATAAAAGCAAGTGAACTGAAGAGAATCGCGGATGCGCTGGAAGAAGTGCTTCGTTTAGTTAAAGAAGATCAGGAGCGGTCAAGAAAATATATGGAAGAGAAAAAAGATGACTAAAAAAATAACTATACATTGGGGCTCTGACAAAGAGCCTCAAGATAAAAAATCATATACATTTGAAACCGAAGAACAGCTAAAATATTTTATGATGGGGGCTGATGAAGCCAACGGCTGGTTAGAGTACGAGGTTATAGATGAGTAGGAGACAAGGGTCCGAAAGTATTCGGGCCCTGGTTAACCACTGGCGCTGGCTGGTGGACCAGGGCCCAAGTTATAAGCTACAAGCGGCAAGCTGCAAGCGTCAAGCAGCAAGCTTGACAAGACAACATTATAAGGATATACAATCCTATAAAATACAGGAGAATAAACAATGAAAATTAAAGAAGCGGAGGCTATAACTCACACATTATCGAAGCCTGGCAAGATGCCTGGATTTGCATATTCAACACCAGCTCATGAGTGCAAGACTGGGACCAAGCTCCGGGCTGTAGCTGGCAGCGTTTGCGCTAACTGTTACGCCTTCGAGCGTGGCAGGTATAGATTCCAAAATGTTATTGATGCACAATACAAAAGATTCAGGTCATTAACTAATCCTAAATGGGTTGAAGCAATGGCGGCACAAATTAATTCTAAAAAAGTAAAATTCTTTAGATGGCACGACTCAGGCGACGTCCAAAACCTGGACCACTTGAGACGAATTTATGCTGTATGCAGGTTGACACCTTCAGTTAAGCACTGGATGCCAACACGTGAAGCATGGACCAAAGATTATATTGTTGAAGCTCCTGACAATCTTGTTGTCCGGTTCTCCATACCAATGGTGGACCAGGCAGCAGGGAACAGCTGGCCTCATACATCAACTGTAACAACGAAGCCTGGACAACGAACCTGTCCAGCTCCTACTCAAGGCAACAAATGCAAAGATTGCAGGGCTTGCTGGGACAAATCAGTTTCAAATGTTTGCTACGGTGAACACTAAAAAATTCCCGCGTGGAATCTGGATCAGGTCATTAGCCAAAAAAAGCGGTAGCTCCGCGTGCTGGCGTGCACTTGATCCGGGCCTCAAGCGTCAAGCTGCAAGCTCCAAGCTTCAGGCGCCAAGCTCTTCAAGCGCCAAGCTACAAGCGTCAAGCCCCAGGCGCCAAGCTTCAAGCTCCAAGCCGCAGGCGTCAAGTTCCATGATCTGTGATCCCTTGTACATTGAATAAGTATTTAAGGCTCTTGGACCAAGGGCCTGGGCTAAGATAAATGTATTGTGTGGATGGGTATAATGGAACGCAATTTGATGCGGACTGAACTTTAATTTTTTACCTTTTGTAACTTTTAATTCTATAGTGAAAAAGTGCCCAGAATTATTACAGACCAATAAATCAGGAGTGCCAAGTAAGCTGGAATTCTCAAGTCTATTGAACGAAAATTGAGGCCACGCAGACTTAATTTTTTTGTATAATTTTGCCTCTGGACCCATAGGTTTTTCAGAGTAACCAAGCCACGCATTAGTAGTCTTTTTTGAGACTATCTTCGAGCTTAAATACCTTTTCTTTTTGAGTTTTTAGAACCAACCTGTGACCAGGTTTTCCTATAATATTACTCTCGTGTATTTCCATTCTTTTTATCTCTTCCAAATATCCGTCTTTTTCAACGTACAATTTTGCGTGAGATAAGGCATTACCATTTGATCCTTTTTTAGATCCCTCAGTAAACTTAGACAGGAAATTTTGTAAGTCGTGGACTAACATTTAATTAGTTTTTCTTTTCCATTTCTAATATCTGAACATACTCATTAAGTCTATCAATTTCTTTAGCTTGAGTAAGATTATGTTCTTTTAATTGTTTAATCGCTTTAGCAAAATCTTCTATAATTGCCTTAGTACCTTTAAGTTGATTTTCTAACATGATGGCTTCAGATTTATATTTTTGCATTGCATGTAATTCTTTTTTGTAATTACCAATTACAACATCCATAGGTTCAACTGCTACTTCGTTTTCGTATGTTTTGTCTTCATCTTTCATATTGACAATATAGGATAGTTACCTTAAAATGTCAAGTGTAGCCAGTTTGAACTAAACTCACTCATGGCTACTTATTATGGGTGTACCAAAAAGATTAACAGAAATGCAAAAAAGATTTGCCGAATTTATAGTATTCGGCGGACCAGATGGACCTGTGTCTCAATCAGAGGCAGCAGAACTTGCCGGCTACAGTAAGAAAAGATGTAGGCAAGAAGGGTCAGAACTATTAAACCCAAGGCTATCACCATTAGTAGTACAATATGTAGGTGGACTCAAAGAGGAAAGAATGAAAAAATTTGAAGTGTCTTACGAAGGACACATTGCAGAACTAGATAGAATTAAACAGATGGCTTTGAAGAAAGGATCTTTCTCATCAGCTGTAAATGCTGAAACGAACCGAGGCAAAGCAGCAGGGTTATATATAGACAGAAAAATAATAAAGCATGGCAAACTAGAAGAACTATCAGAGGACCAGCTAGAAGCCAAAATGAAACAAATACTAGAAGATTACGCACCTCTTTTAGGTGCTGATGTTGTTGAAGGGGAGAGTCAAGAAGTGGTCGAAGAGCAGACATCTAATGAAGTTTCGTCATCTTCAAAACACAAGAAGTTGGAAACACCGATCGCTCCGAAAAAGTAATCGTACCATCATCATCGATATCATAACCAGCAAATATTTTTACAGTTTTATCATCTTTACTAAATAGGTAACCTTCACTTACAGGTGTTGCTAATTTCATATTACTAAATTCTCTTTCACTACCCCAGCCACCCTCGGTGACGATATCACACCAGTCTATTTTATATCTACTGTATGGAAACTTAACTCGTTGTTTTACAAGTTTAGGTTTAGCATAGGTGTTTAAGTGTCTAGATTTCTTTTTGGATTTCATATTTTGTGTGTATCAAAAAAGTGCGACCCCTAACAGAGTATTTTTTTTATTTTTTTTAAAATTGCGCTAAAAATATATTTAGGTGTCGGCAATGGTAAATAAACGTAACTTATCTCTTAGAACCCCTGGTATCAGCGGCTTATTCGCCATAAAAAAGCCGACAGGGGGGGGGTCGCAAGGGGGTCGCACAGGGGTCGCAGGTGTCGGTGTTTTGTGGCAATTTTGTGACTTGAACACATTTTAGACACATTGTTGTACACTTCTGACGCACTTTTAATCTAAATGCCGACACCGCCGACACCCTGCCGACACCCTGCCGACACCCTGCCGACACCCAATGCGACACCTCTTGTGACATAAATACAACACATTTGTGACATAATTATCACACTATTTATCTTGTTTTTTTCCGTAATATTTTCTCATTACAGATAGCTTATCTTCAGCTTCTGCAATAATTTGTAATAGTTTGTCAATCTCACCAGTTATATCTATGTGTTCTGGTATAACTAAATTTCGTTCACAAATTATTTCAATTTTGTAGTTAGCATCTTCAATAGCTGCTTCATATCTTTTTAGAATGGTTCTAAATAGTTTATCGTTCATTAATTACTCCTTATTAATTGTTTCTTCCAATCAGTTTCAGATTCTTCGCATTGTTTTATTATATCTTTGTAGACTCCTTTTTCTCTAGCTTCTTCCACAGACATAATAATTCTGTCATCTGCTTCAAATCCTCTTCGCAGTAAAGCATAACTATCATTTTCTGAATGCTCTACGATATTACCATTTTTTATAGTTATCCATTTTTCTCTTTGTGAACTCATTTAAAATCCTCCGCTTTCATTGGTTTGGTTCTTTCTTTTTCGTCGTGTATTAGCTCATTGTACATGTCTAATCTTTTTAAAAACTTATGCTTCCATTGTCTTAACGCAAGTCCTTCAGTTTTAAACTCTTGGTAATATAAGTCAGGCGTGCATACCATGATAACTCCTTGCCTAATCTTTGATCCGTAGACGTAGTCATGGGCCATGGCGTATGCTGCAATCTGCATGTAATAGTCTTCAATCCATTCTTCTTTTTTCGGACGATTACTTTGTTTGAAGTCAGCAATAGTTTCCATACCATTATGTAAACATACAAGATCTGTTGAGCCCGCGTATAAACCTGGATAGTGAAGCGTAACTTCAGAACCATAATACTCTTCCACAGGTGCAAGACCCACCTCAATAATTTTGTCGGCCATGGGACGCGCCTCTTGTCCAATCCTTGTAAGATCAACGATGTTAGTCCCAAGGACATAGTGCTCCAGGAATTTGTGCATAGCTGTCCCCCTATTACTAGAATGGTTTTTGATTCTGTCTGCCTCTTGTTCACCTACTTTAGCCTTCCACTTTTTTATAAAATCTTGGTTTTTTGTAGCGCCTAATATCGTAGTCACACTAGGAAGTCTATAATTATCTATGTCATAAACCCTGGTCCCTGATCCGGGGTCCGTGAGCTGTTTGCCTTGGATATAGTTGTATTTACTACTTTTTTTTATCATGCATCTCGGCCCGTTTACGTTCTATAATCGTGTTAACTAAATCAGCTTTCTTGTCATTACTCGTAACAGTATCAATAATATCTTTAGTTCGTTCCGCTTTATTACGTTTAGACTGCCTGTAACTTTCATCTAAGTCACGTTGCTCACCAAAAATCCTATCCCAATTATCACGATACGTATCATTACTAGGTCTAGATTTACCATCCCAGTCTTTAGCTTTCTTAATACTATTATTAAATTCTTTTTTAGTTACCATAACAACCACAATCCTAACATAAGACCTAAACCAAAACAAATTTTACGTGAATGATCTATCCATAATATCTCACACTTAAATCTTAGTTCATTTATAAAATTCATAGTTTTCTTTTTAACTCCTCCAGATACGCACTGTTCTCTTGATCTCTGGTTAACTTATCCATCTGTATCTTTTGTTTGGCTCTAAGTATTCTAGCATGCTTACGCCAGGCCCAAGAATTAATTTGTCCTGACCATTTCATAATAAAATGTAGTCCATTGTATATATATTTATCAAACATTATAATATTATTCCTTTCCTTTTAAATTTTCTTTTAGTAGGCATAACATCTAAAACTTCTTTTGTATCTAAATCTACAAAAATTAATTTTACACCTAAGTCTTTTTGTTTTTTATTTGGTACTCTATTTACTTTATAACCATTCTTTGTACGTAAACTAATAGCCTTTACATCTATTAATATAATCTCAGTTGGATCTTCTTCATCAATCAAGACTAAATCTACTGGCCCATGTTGTGACATGTTCCTACATACCAGATAGCCTAGACTAATAAAAAACTCAGCAGCAATCAGTTCAGCACGATCGCCTTTTATATGTTTACTGTGAGCCATTTTTCTTATCTTTAGTTATGGCCCATTTTAGAACTGATGTTGTCGGATCAAAACTTAAATCTTTAGTGCAGCTTACGAGCATTACTTGTAGGAGGATCATCATCAAGATAAAACTCAACAACTTCGGACTCATCCACATATATCTCCCCTTCCGAGTCACAAGTATTACATTGCAATACGATGTGTTCTCTACCTTCTTCTATGTGACACTGAACATATCCATTCCCATTACAGTCTGGACATATTGCAGAGTGTTTACGCTTTTTTGAATTTTCCATTTAATTTCTTCGCTTTCTCATTTGCAATTGATTCAATGGTTTTACTTATAGATAATTGTGCATCAGGCAATAATACCTTAGACAAACTTATCAATGTCTTATATGTTTCATGTGTTAACGAAACATTTCTATATTTAGTTATATCAGTCATTTGACTTACCTTTCATTTATTAATAATGACTATATAGGATGTTCCAAAGGATTTGTCAATGATAAAAACAGTTTTATTAATGGT